GTTTGTCAACGCGTTTTGTATTTCACGGCCAACCGCCATGCGATTGATAGGCCCGCTGGCTTGGGCAAAACCTTCCCGTGCCGCTTTGTACGCCGCCGATTGGTTGTCAATCCAATCCAACAATTCTTTTCGCGTGGCAGAAATGGCGTTGCGTTGCTCAACACCCAAGTTTTTTGGGTTTTCTTTGACGTAATCTTTTAGCGCCTTTTGCAGTCGGTCTAAATCGCGCACCGTATATTCAACGGGCGCTGCCGGTGCAGGCGTTGTCATGATAGGCCGGCCTTGCGCGTCCACCATACCTGTCGGCGTTGGTGCTGCGGGCGGCGCGGGACGTCTAATAGTAAATGTCTGGCCTTTTTCGCGGGCTACTTCTTCTGCCCACGACAGCGCGTCGCGTATGGACGGTCGGTCAAACAATGTTTCTATGGTCGCGTCAGCGCGATAGACTTCCGGTTCGGCCCTACGATACGCGGCGCCCGAGGTTTGGGTACGAGCTTCTTTGGCAACCTCTAAAGCGCCCCGCTGCCCGGTAACAGGATTAGCCGGCGCTCCGCTTACTTGTTGCATATATGACTGCCTAGCGCGGCTTTGTTCTTCTAAAATCCGCGGTAGTTCACCTGTAAGTTCTTCGCCCGTTCGAGCAAAAGCCGCAAATTCTGGCGCGCCAGCGGAAGCGGCCAATTGAGAAGTTGTTGGCCGCGCCCCCGGCACAAACTCAGCGTTAGGATTACGCAACGCCTGGAGAATTTCAGGGCCCCGCCCGCGGGCGGCTTCGGCATACGCGCGGGCCATTGGGTCGGTCATGTCGTAAGCGACATCCGCCACTTTACCCGCAGCGCGCCCTGCCAGTTGAACGGGCGCAATTAAAGGCGTCAGCGGGTTGGTGGCCGTTTCCGCGCCTTGCAACACTCGCGCTGTGCGGGTCATGCCCGCGCCTCGCGCAGCAGCAGCCCCGCCGCCAAATACCATGGACGCGTCAGCGGCAAATCCTACGGGGTCTTCGGCAATTGTCCGCAGCGCGGCGTCCATAGACCCATACCGTTCAGCATATTGGTCAAGAACTGCCTTAAACGCTGCGTCGGATTGCGCGGCAAACTCCGGCTTGTACAGCGCGTCGCCTGCGCGAGCCAGCAAAGGGTTGGCCCTACGCATGGCGCCAAGTCCTAGTTGGGCCAGACTTTTTGCGGTTTCAATCGGGCTGGTGACAGCTTCAACAAGACCGCCGTAAAAGTGTTGTGCGCTGCGCGGTAGATTGCTGACCGCGGCGCCCGGCACTTCGGCCGCGGCGTACGAACGAGGGCCGGGGATGCCTTCGCCCGGTGCCGGGGCTTCAGCGTCCTGTAGCCGAAGTCGCGCCTGCGCCAGCGCCAGCGCGCGCTGTTGGTCTATGTTTAGTTCTGCCACAGTGCGCGCTCCTCAGGCTTCATGACACCCCACAGACGGCCCCAATCGTTTTGCGACATGCCCGGCGGCGCAGGGGGCGCAGGCGGTGCCGCCGTAACGCCGGCGCCTGCTGAACCGCGCTGACCGGATAACCGTTCACGAATTGCCAAAAGATCGGTTTGCAAAGTTCTAAGCGCGCTGGCGCGTTCCGCATTAGGCCGGCTGCGGTCGCCCAACCGGGCCGCCTGGGCTTGCAAAGAGTCAAATTCTGACTTGTTAAGGTCGCCGCGCATTCGCGGCAGCATAGACACAAGTCGCGCGTGAGCGGTTTCCAAATCGGCGGCGGCTTTAGACGCGTCCGTGGAAATGCCGACTTGGCCCAAGGCAAAATCCCGAGCCGCACCAACACCGCTGCCGGTTGCCCGGCCCAACGTGCTTGTTCCGGTATTAGGATCGACGCGGATTACGCGGTTGATAATATCCAACGCGCTGTCAATGTTTCGTACGTTGTCTTCGCGTTCTTTTTCCGATTTGGCGGCCTCTGTACCGCGCTGACGCGCCCGCGCTTGTTCTTCCTCGCGCCGGAGACGCATATCGCGGGCTTCGGCAATGCTCCGTGGCAGACTGGGCGCCGCCGGGCGCACGTCAGACACAGGCATGGCCAAGGGGTTGCTGGCCAAGGTCGCGTCGTCGAGGAAGGCGTCAGCCTTCACGCCGCCGCCCGTGGACGGCTTGACAAACGCGTTGGACACCGGCGTCGCCGTCATGGCGTTGGTCAATGGTGTCTGGACGACAGGCGACGTAAGCGCCGCGCCAGGCTCTACGCGGTTGTCCGGCGCGCCCATGGCAAGCAGACGGCGCCGGGCAGCGCCGGGGCCGTAGTCTACCGTATCGCCCGCCCATTGGAGAATTTGACCGACGGTCTTGCCCTTCAAAAACGGATTGGCGTTGACCGCTTGCGCGCCCAACACGCTTTCGACAGACGCGTTAGGGTCGGCGGACAGCAGCGACCGCGCGCCACCAATGCCAGCGAAATGCGCCAGATAGAGGTTGGTGCCGTTAGGCTCGAACCCTGCGCGGGATAGCGTGGCCGCGTTGCGGTTGGTGTGCGCCTCGCCCAGAAACTCTTCAATGGGCCGACCATCTGGCAACGTGGAATTGCGGTAGGACAGGATTTGAGAATTGCTCAACCCGCGCGCGATGTCAGGGAAATTGCGCTTAAACTCGTCGATAAACGTGGGGTCGATGAACTGGAACTGACCACGCGCCGACGATGCCGGGTTAGCCCCGCGGCCTTCGCCGCGGTCTATGGCAGGCAAAATATCAGCGACATTTGTTGACCGCGACGTAGGGACGGGGGCGGCGCCTGCCGCGGGCGCAGACAGCGGGATCGTGTCGCCAGCGGCTGCGCCTGGCGCCGCCGGGGCCGACATAGGTGTAGCCATCGACGCCGCAGGGGCCGCAGGAGCAGCGTTGCGCGCCGGGCCTTCAGTAAAAGGTGCGATTTGCCCTAAGCGCCGGTTCATCAAGAACGGCGTGCCTTCTATTTCAATTTTTTCCCATTCCGCAAGCGATTGATCGGCTTTTTGCATAAGTACGTCTAGGCGCGCGCGGTCAAAAGTCGGCGGTAATTGCCGTGACCAACCCGGTACGTCCCGTTGCACGCGGGCAAGAAAATCAGCGTAAGTGTCGGGGGTAAGGCCCGGCATTTCGTCGCGGTATTGTTGGGTTAGCTGGATACCGCGTTGAACATCTGCGTTTTGCGCCTGGCGGCGCTGGTTCAGGCCCGCAGTCAGCGCTTGATACGCCGCTGCGCCTGTCGTTGGCGCAACAGCCAACAAACGGTTAGGCGCGTCAGGAGACGAAATATCAAAGCCTGGCGAAGACATTAGCCGGCGGATATTACCTCGCTCTTGCTCCGCGCCCATCAACTGCTGTTCGCGCATCGCGTTTAGCGACTGTTCCTGCATAGCGTTTGCGATGCCGGCGATGTTGGGTAGCTGAAAAGGCCGGAGTTCAGGTAAAGGAGGAAAGGAACCGGACATGTGCTGCCTCCTTCTATTGGTTAGCTACAGAGTAGGTGTTAAGCCCCGGCGGAACGGGAGGCCCGTAAAGATTGCCGCCTTGGTAATACTGCGTCCTCGCTCTATTGAGGTTCATTTGCGATTCCAATAATGGGTATTGCGCGGCGAACCCTGCGCCGGTGCTAAGGCCTTGGTTCAGTGCGTTGGCCATGTTCATGTACCCGGACGCGCGGGCTTGGCCGCCAGCCATTGCAGCATTAGCCATACCTTGCCCGGTTTGCCCCGCCGCCCCGGTCAACACATTGGTGCTGGTTTGGCCCGCGCCCATAAGGCTTTGCAGAGGATTAAGTTGATTGGCGCGATTGGCCTGATAGCGGTTGAAGGCGTTCATGTACTCTTGCGACGCCAAATCCTGCCCAAACCGTTGAATACCTTTCAGCGTGGCGCCCGACAGCAGGCCGCCGCGGGCGGCTGCTGACCGTTCAAGTGCCTTCATGCCCTCGCTCATGCGGAACCCGTATCCGGGGTCGGCGGTATAATCGGCCATGCTGAAATCGCGGGCGTATTTACCATAGCCGGGCGCGGTTTTATTTTCGCTTAGGGCCAAATAATCCATCAGCCTGTTTTGCGCGGTCAAACCGGCTTGGCGAAATGGCTCCTGCAATTCCTCTTGCCGGGCGTATGCCTGTTCTTGCGCGGCGGCGGCGTCACGCGCGGCGTTCCTCTGCGCTGTTGCCGCTCTGTTAGATGCGTACATGGACCCGGCTGTGCCGACTAAGGCGGCGCCGCCTATAATAGCTGCTGATGCGACCATGGCGTCAGTCTCCAATCCACTTGGTGTAATACACTTCAACAGGCTGCATTTTCAAATACTCAAACAGCCGGGAAGCGTCTTTATGCAATTTAGACCCAAAAAACATGCGCTGGACGCCTCGGCGCTTGGCCTCAGCTTCTACCGCCCGAAAAAGCTTTACGCCTTCCATGCGCCCGCGGATGTCGGGATGGGTCCAGAAGATGTCCATCTGAAGGGTCAGGCAGGTGCTGTAGTGCAGGCCGGGAAGAACAAAACCGACGAAATACCCGACCAGCCGCGCGTCCTGCCGCAGCGTCACGACAAGGAGTTCGCCGGCGGTCTCGCTGGCCGCGTACACGTCGTACCGCATGGACAGCGGCACCTTGTCTTTGTTCAGCGCCAGTTCTTGCCAGTGCGCGGGGAAGAGTTCTACCGCGTCAACAAGAAACTCGCTCCAAGGCTCAACCTGCGCCGTGATTACGTCTGAGGTCACTGCGTCACCTGGCGCCCGCTAGCGCGGATGTTGATCGCCGAAGCCGTGCCGGCGATGGTGGAGATGAACCCGCTTGGGGCCAGTATTTGACCCACAATTTCAGGGAATGTGTATGTCTCGCCGGCCTGCAACGTCTTGGTCTTGACAATCAGGTTGTCGTTGCCGGCGGATCCGGCGGCCGTAATTAGGTTGACGCTGATCGTAGCGGCCGTTGCGCTGTAATTGGTCGCCGTGAACTTGTCGATGATGGTCGTCACGCCGGTCGAGGTGTACTGCGTCGTCTGCGTGGCTTCGGCGGTCTTGGCCGGGATCAGAACGGTTACGGTAACGGCCATGTTACACCCCTTGGTTCGACGGCACGGAGGCCAAAGATACTGTTACAATGACAGACGGCGCTGCCGGACGAACAGGCCCGGTCTGCGGGCCGATGTATTGGACTGTAGTAGCCGAGTTAGTGGTCGCCCACATCAACTCAACATAGTCGTTTGGCGCTAATTCCACAAACAGATTTAGCGCCCCAATCAAGTGCCCGTCTATGCCGCCATGACGGTTGGGCACCGAGAACTGGCTGTTGGTGTCGGCCACGTTCGTGCCGTTCTTCCGCAACCACACGTCCGTGTCGTGGATGCTGGCGTCGGTGTTGACGAACTGAATGCTGAACTGGACGTTGTAAGTGCCCGCTTCATGCACGACGATCTTAGACTTGCACGTCCCGGTAATGGTCGTGGACGCCACGGTCTGCGACGCGCTGACGACGTACGTTCCCGTGCTGCCGTCCGTGCCAGTGGTCTGCGACACGATGTAGGTGCCAGCCGTGACGCCCGTGCCGGTGATGACCATGCCGGGGTAGATAGGGCCGGCGCTGACCGCGGTTACGGTCATGGTGGTGCTGGCGGGGCCAATGGACGCAGTAAACGTCGCCGTGCGGTCCTGCAACTCGACGTTCCGCTCTATCTGGATCGTGTCGTAGACCAGCGGATACGCCGTCGTGGTGGAGCCGTCGGGCTGGTTTACGGTGCTGTAAAACGCCCCAAAAACAGGGTTGGGCGCCTGCGGCGTGAGTGGGGGCGCAAGAGAAAGTCCTTGCACTTGGCTCTGCAACACGGCAATCTGCGACTCTTGTGCCGAACCGTCGGGCGCCGTCAACAGCCCCGCGACAGTGCGAGACGCGGCAAACTGTTCGTCCGTGGCACTAGGCGGTCCAACCTGAAGGTCTTGCAGCGAGGTCCAATTGTCGCCGCCGCCGGTCAGGTTAAACAGGTTAAAGAAAAACCGATACCACTCCCGCGACAACAGCCCGGTGCGCTCGTCTATAATTGGGACGCGCGGCGCCGGGATATTGGTGACGTTAGGGGGGCTAGGCATTGGTCGGGCTGGCGCGCAGTTCGGCGCCCATGATGGCAATTTTTACTGGATCGGTACCAGAGATTTCATACACGCGGTCGCGGATTTTAAGCGTCATGCCCAGCCGGCGCCAGAAGGCGCGCTTGCCAAAGTTGCCTATGGCGCCGATTGAAGTCCAGCGCTCGTTGGACCATGTGTGGCCGCCGTCGTCGGACCAGCGCATCATGACTTGAGGATTATAGCCGGGAGCCGCCGGGTAACTGGTTGTGGTCAGGTACATTGGCGGCACAAACGGAAAGGGATAATCGGGCACGTCGGCTATAAATTCAAACCCGTCTCCGGCTTCAGTTGTCAACTCTTCGCCGCTTTCGGTGGTAATGTCATTTTGCACATATTCAGCTATCAAAAGATCGCCGTTCTCCGCAATCAAATCTTCCGCGTCATACGCTGGATATTGCGCGAGTCCCACGCCCGTTTCGCAGTCCAGTTGCAAGCTGTGGTGCGTTGTGCGGAGAAGCGTGTTCTGGCCTGACGGTATCGCTCGCCACGACCGCAGCCACCGTTGGATGGCGCCGTTGT